CACCGAAGGCGAAGGCGGCTCCCGCCGAGAAGCCCGCTCCGGCGAAGCGTCCCGCTCGAGCAGCAGCGGCGAAGGCTCCGGCCGCGTCGGCACGCAAGCGTCCGGCCCGCGCCTGACACAGACGAACCCCCGGTCATCAACCCGAATGGTGGCCGGGGGTTCCCCATCCTCGAGGGTATCATCGAGGGTTGGATGAGGCCACACCAGGCCGGAAGCAAGCAACGGTGTGTTGGAAGCTTGCTCCAGGTTCGATTCCTGGTCATCCACGCTAGTTCCACAACTTAGTTCCACTTCATCCTGCAGGAGCCCCACTTGCAACTCATGATCACCGACGACTGGACTGACGTCCAGGAGTACCTTGACCAGACCGAAGACATCGTCTACTTCGACATCGAGACCACCAGCCTGTTCTACGACAAGGGCCAGCTTCTCTGTATCGCCTTCGCCCCGCTGGATCGCAAGGATGTCCTCGTCTGGTGGCCTCGTAGGCAGTCGGACATCAAGCTCCTCCGCATCCGCAAGGGTGCTGCGCACAACTCGCCCTTCGACCAGACGTGGCTCGAGCGTGACGGGGCACGAGTGCGCATGGTGTGGGACACGATGTTCATGGCGCACCTCATCGACGAGAACCGCACCATCGGCCTGGACGACCTGGGGCACCGTATCCTCAAGTACGGCAAGGAAGAGATCGACGTTCTTCAGTTCCCTGCCTGGTTCGGCAAGCGCTGGGAAGACCGGGTGAGCATCCCCCGTTCCCAGTGGAAGGCGCGCAAGCTCGAGGTCTCCAAGTATGTGGCCCGCGACGTTCAGATCGGTCGCGACCTGCTCAAGTGGCAGAAGAGCTACATCCGGAAGAACCTCCGGCCGGGGGAGAACCCCGTGTACGTCATGCAGCAGATCATGCTCCCGGCTGTCAAGCCTCTCAAGATGATGGAGTCGAACCAGATGCCTGTGCGTCTGGGCATGGTCAAGAAGACCAAGCAGCGGGTCCAGGAGGAGATCGCAGCCATCGAGGCTCAGCTGGACAAGAGCGTGCCCGACGTGGAGCGCCGACCTGACTGGCTCAAGAAGGCGAAGGTCAACTGGGGCAACACGAACTGGACCAAGTGGTGGCTCTACGTCTACCAGGGAGCGAAGTGCCCTGCAGTCGGCAAGCCTTCCAAGACGTGGCCCGATGGGGTGCCTAGCCTGTCTGCTGAGAACCTCGGCAAGATCGACCACCCTGCCGCGCGCCTGCTGATCAAGCGCTCAACGCTGTACAAGCAGCTGACCGGCTTCCTGGTGCCTATCGAGGAGCGCACGGTCAACGGTCGCATCAGCACCAGCTTCAACCTCACTGGCACGGTGACCGGTCGGCTCTCCAGCAGCAGCCCCGGCAAGGAGCAGCCTGGCCTCAACTCGCAGCAGATCCCGCGCGACAAGGCCACACGTAACCTGTTCGGGGAACGGGGACGCGCCTGGATCGAGGTAGACTTCGGTCAGCTGGAGCTTCGTGTGGCCGCAGTGATGTCGGGCGACAAGAACATGCTCGGCATCTTCGAGCGCGACGAGGACATTCACACCTACATGGCCCTCAAGCTCGTGCACGGCAAGGAGATGACCAAGGAGCACCGGTCGCTGGCGAAGGGTGTCAACTTCGGCTTCATCTACGGCATGCGGGAGAAGCACTTCGCCGACTACGTCTTCGAGAACTACGGGGTCACCATCAACCCCAAGGACGCAGGCAAGTTCCGCGCCGAGTTCTTCGAGAACTTCAGCTCGCTGGAGGACTGGTATCGCAAGCAGCGTCGCGAGGCGATCGAGTACGGCGGAGTTCACAACGAGTTCGGCCGGTTCCGGCACTTGCCGAAGGTCTACGACTCAGACTTCTGGGTCCAGGAGAACGCCTTCCGGCAGGCCATCAACAGCCCCGTGCAGAGCACAGGCTCTGACTTCATGCTTATCTCCCTTGCCAAGCTGGCGCGCGACGCCAGGATGTCGCTCTGGGACGCACAGCTCATCACTACGGTGCACGACTCCGTGTGCCTGACCGCACCTTACAAGAACGCTCGGAAGGTCGGGCGTCTCGTCAAGCAGACTCTGGAGGCCGCAGATGCCAACCTCAAGCGCAAGTTCTTCCTCAAGGCGGACGTCACGATCAGCCGGTGCTGGGGAGGCGAAGCCCTTGCCGAGTTCTAAGCGCGGGGCCACACGCCTGCCGAGCACCGGTCTCAAGCCCTCCAGCCCGCTGCGGAAGTTCCGTGGCAAGTGGCCGACGACTGACGACGGCAAGCTCGTCATCACGCAGTCGATGGTCAGCGGGTTCGTGGAGTGTCACCGGGAGGTCTACTACTCGATCGTCCTGGGCCTCCGCCCTCGCCTCGAGAAGAAGCCCCTCACCCGTGGCACCTGGGTTCACTCCCTGCTCGAGGAGCGCGCCAACGGTCGTGACTGGCGTGCCAAGCATGCGGAGATCAAGGAGAAGTCCGAGAAGGAGCAGTTCGAGGAGGAGGTAGTCGGCCTCGAGCGCGAGGTCTGGCGCATCATGTCCTCGTACGAGTACGTGTACGCCAAGGACAACCTCACCCCCATCGCAGCGGAGATCACGGTCGAGCGTCCGATGTTCGGCGGCAAGGTGCTGTACCGTGGCCGGATCGACCTCGTGGTCATCGACGAGAATGGGGATGTCTGGCTCGTCGACCACAAGACGCATGCTCAGATTCCGGAGTGGCGCTATCGCGAGCTGGCCTTCCAGCACTACTCGTACCTCTGGGCATGCGAGACCGCTCCGGGGTACAAGAAGCTGAGGTACAAGGGCAAGCCTCTGCCCCAGCCGAAGGGCTTCATCTACGACTACGCCAAGACCGGCTCCATCAGTGTGCCCTCGCTGACGCTCAAGGGCAAGATCAGCCGGGTGCTCAAGCCGACTGGCACGACCCTCCCCGTCTTCAAGGAGTGGCTCATCGAGCAGGGCTTGATGACGGTCATCCGGGGCAAGGAGCTCCTCGCAATTGAGGATGAGGAGGAGCGCGAGTACGTCAAGGACTTCCTCATCGCGCTCAAGCAGCGGGACTACAGCGACCTGTTCCGCCGGGACCGGATGGAGTTTTCAGACGAGCAGCGGGCTAGGCAGCACAAGGCATTTGTGACCAGCGCCAGACGCCTGCTAAACTACACGTGGGACGACCCCGACTGTGTGGAGCGAAACCTTCACGCTTGCTCCGGGTTCATGTGCAACTACAAGGACCTCACAATTGCCGATCTCATCCACGGCACCAGTGAGATCGAGCAGAGGACCAGGTACACGACCACGCGTGACCCGCTGGACTACTACCCGAACCAGAAGAAGGGCAAGAAGAAGTGACGCTCAAGACCATCTACGGCCGACCGAAGGTTGGCAAGACCACGTTCGCACTCCAGGGAGCACCGAAGGGCAAGACGGCAGTCCTGTCGTCGGACCAGGGCCTCATCGGCATCGACACCACTGGCCTCAACGTCATCGAGGACACCAGCACGAAGAGCCTCAACAAGACGTTCATGTCCACCGCGTTCCTGGCTCGCCACGACCGGATCGTCATCGACACGGCCACATCCCTGTACAACGACTTCCTCCTGGAGATCGGCGGCGGAGGCGCGGTCAGCCTCAACCAGCGTGGCATCTGCAACAACAGCTTCGCTGGCCTGCTGCGCACGCTCCGCAACTCCAAGAAGGACGTGTACGTCATCGTCCAGGAGAAGCTCCAGCGGCCGGACGAGGAGTGGCAGTCGGACGATGACGACGAGGACGTCAACTCCATGACCGTGCCGGACCTCTCCCCCGGACCCTACTCCATCCTCATGCAGATGTCGGACGCCATCGGCCGTCTGTACATCGCCAACGTCAACGACAAGCCCGTTCGCCGCCTCTGGCTCGGGCCGTCGTCCTCCATCGTGGCGGGTGCCCGCAGCAAGATCTACAAGGGCAACCCTCCCTACCTGAAGCAGCCGACCCCGGCTCGCCTCAACCAGCTTCTCGGCTGGACCCGCTAGTCGAGAAACCCCAAGAAGAAGGAATATCAGCATGGCACTCAAGAAGATGCGTCTCGACTTCTCCAAGGTCGAGGAGCGCTCCGGCTGGAACACCAAGCACATCCCCGAGGGGCTGTACGAGATGAAGGTCGTCGCCGTCGACGACAAGGAGGCGAACGACGGCACGGACATGTGGACCTATGCCCTGGTCCCGACCGACCCGCGCTACAAGACGCGTCGGTTCCCCTGGTACTGCAAGCACCAGGACAACCAGCTCTTCAAGATCCGCGACCTCTTCGTGGCTGCGGGCATCCCGGTGCCCAAGAAGGTCTCGACCATCGACCCGGAGAAGCCCATCGGCAAGCTCGTCGCCGTGGAGATCACCGACGCGGTCGGCCAGTACGAGGGCCGCTCGGAGGTCAACGGCATCTACGACCTGAGCCTGGTCGGAGACGACGCGGTCGGTGTGGCCGGAGACGACGACGAGGACGACGAGGGCGAGTGGGCTGAGGACGAGGAGGCCGACGACGAGGAGTACGAGGACGAGGAGGAAGTCGACTACTCGACCTACACCCTGCCCCAGCTCCGGAAGGCCGTCAAGGACCTCGGCGAGGACCCGACCGGTCTGAAGAAGGCAGAGCTGCTCGAGATCCTCGAGGGCGACGAGGAAGACGAGGACGAAGACGACGAGGATGAGGACGACCTCGGCGACGACGAACTCGAAGAGGACGAGGACGAGTTCGACGAGGACGAGGAGGAGGATGACGAAGAGGAAGAGGAGGAAGCTCCCGCTCCCCGTCGTCGTGCTGCTGCTCCGGCCAAGAAGCCCGCTGCGAAGGCACCCGCCAAGAAGCCTGCTGCGGCACCGGCTCGCCGTACCGTCAAGCGTCGCTAAGACGTGGATGAGGCAGACATCGTCCGGAAGATGATGGGGGTTCTTAACTCCATCCCGGGTGTCTACTGCCTCAGAACTCACGGGGGTTCCTTTCAGCAGAAAGGGACCCCCGATGTTCTAGGTAGCGCGCACGGGCACTTCTTCGCAATCGAGGCCAAGAAGTCAGCCCGTGAGAAGCCTTCGAAGGCACAGCAGTACAACCTGAAGAAGTTCAGGGAAGCTGGCGGTAAGACCTTCACCAGTCATGATCCAACTGTTCGGGAAGTAGTAGAGTGGATAAGCAGTCTCTCGGAGTAATCCAGAAGGTCTGGCGTCACGCAGGCGTGCGCGGTAACGTGTGGATGCCCCACATCAGTGACATCGGCGTCAAGGGCAAGGAGCGGTTCCGCGAGGGTGCGCGCATCGACAGCCGTCAGCCCAGCCTGCCTCTCCTGACGGAGAAGGACGACTGGTACTGGACGCCTGCAGTCAGCCACGGCACGGACCGCAAGATCAAGAGCGACCAGGTCCAGCAGTACCCTGACCAGAAGGTGCTCTGGGTCGACTGCGACGACTCCTACGACGACAAGATGCTCATGGCGCTCAAGCCGTCGTACATCTGGGAAACGTCGCCCGGCCACAAGCAAGCCGTCTGGCTCATGCGGGAGAGCTTCGCCCCCAGCGAGTTCCACCGTGACGGGTTCATGGGTCTGCTGGCCCACGCTCTCGGCGGCGACAAGAGCGGGGTCGACATCGGCCAGCTCCTGCGGGTGCCTGGGTCCTGGCACCACAAGCGCAAGCCGTTCCACGGGCGTCTCCTGCCGTCCCAGGGGACCGTTTACCCGCGCGCGTTGCTGCTGCGTAAGGTAGCCAGCGGTTTGGGCTTCCCTGCGGGAGCTGCGGCCGAGCTGGCCAGCCCCGACCCGTACGGAGACCGGTCCAAGCTCCTCTGGAAGTTCGCCAGGCAGGCGGCTGAGCTGGGTCTCGACCAGGCTCTCACCTTCAAGCTGATCAAGGCGACCGACTGGAACAAGTGGAAGGACGACCCCGACCGGCTCAAGGACGACATCCAGCGGGCATACGACAGCCAGCCGACGAAGCCGGAGAAACCGAAGGCGAAGAATCCCATCGAGGACCAGGAGGTCACGGAGGAGTCCGTCGGTGCCTGGGAGATGGCGCGGGTCGCCGACTTCGGTCCCATCATCCGCAAGCCGATGCCCTGGCTCGTCAAGGGGATCATCCCCGAGGGTGGATGTGGACTCCTGGTGGCTCCCCCGAAGGTCGGCAAGACCCGTGTCGCGATGGAGCTGGCCCTGGGTCTGGCGTCCGGCCGCAAGCCTCTCGGCATCAGTGTGGCCAAGCCTCAGGCAGTCGGCTTCTTCTCCCTCGAGGACGGCGAGTACCTGTTCTCCACCCGGCTCAACGACGGCATCAACCGGACCCGTGGTCGCGAGGGCTACCACTGGGACGGTCGGCTCCGGAAGGACAAGGCAGGCCACATGACCTGGGAGCCGCCGAAGCCCCTGGCCCTGCTGACCCGGTTCGATCCCATCGACCTGTCAGACGACAACGACAAGCAGAGGCTCTACGAGACCATCGAGGCATACGGTCTCAAGATCGTCATCCTGGACACCCTCTCCATGTCAATCGGCAAGGCAGAGGTCAGCAGCAGCACCGACATGTACAGCATCCTCAAGGACCTCAAGATCATCGCCAAGGAGACCGGGTGTGCTGTGATGTTCATTCACCACACCCGTAAGCGCGTCTTCGAGAAGGGTGAGAGCATCCAGGAGATGATCCTGGGCAGTACAGCTCTCCACGGCTGGAGCGACTTCATCATGAACCTCGCCCCGCCTGAGGAAGACTCACAGTTGCTCAGGCTGGGAGTGCAGACTAAAATGGGCAACGACTTGCACTATCTCAACACCCAGTTGAAGATCATTCGCAGGCCGGAACCTGAAGAGGTAGAATCATGAGCAAGTTCGACGAACTCGTCAAGAGCGACGAGCCGACCGTGATCGACCGTGTCCACACGGGTGCCATCAGCCTGCTGGTCGGCCTGGTGCTGACCATCGCGGGCCTCGGTGCCCTGGGTGCTGCTCTCTGGTTCATCGCTCAGTTCATCTGGTGGCTCTTCCTGGTGTTCCTGCAGGGTGCAGGTCCCAGCACGGGCAACTTCCAGGACCCCAACTATGGCAACTTCACCGAGTAAGGAACTCTCATGCGCATTCGCACAATCATCACCACCCTGGCAGCGAGCCTGGTGCTCCTCATCGCCCTCGTCGCTTACCTCGTCATCTACTCGGGTAGCGTCGTGGCAGCGCTGGCAACGGGTCCTGAGCCTGATGTTCCCGTCGCCGTAGACGTGCACGAGGCCACACCTGAACTCCCGGACTGGGCGAAGGGGACCCACTGGCTCATCTACCCCGACGGGTTCCAGTGCGTCGGCACCGAGGGTTGCCCGAACGACTACCGGACCATCGGTGGCGAGGTCGGCCCTGTGCTCCCTGAAGGCGTCGAGTACTACGACCCGGCGAAGCACGACTGCGTTCAGGTTCAGCCTGTCGGCGTCACCTGCTAGTGTGCGACCTGTCTGGACCGTTCTACTGCGGACCCTGTCCCCACAAGCCAAATCCATGTTCCGCGGAAACATTTGCGGATTCTGAAAGCGTCAGCTAAACTCTTCTCATGGCAAACATCACCACCCTCGAGTTCGAGGGCTTCTACTACATCCAGGCTGGCGACATCTTCGCTAAGGGTTGCCGTCGCTGTGGCGGCACCGGCCACTACTCGTTCAACGGCTTCGACAGCATCTGCTACCTCTGTGGCAACGTCTGGGAGGGTCGCATCGGCGACATCTTCGAGAACGAGGCCGCTGCGCAGAAGTGGTGCCACGAGCGCGCTGTCCGCAAGGCACAGGCCGACCGCAAGCGCGAGGCCGCTCGTCTCGTCGAGGTCCAGGCTCTGGCCGACAAGGTTGCCTCGGTCCCCGCTGACGTCCGTGAGTTCCTCCTGCAGGTCGAGCTCAACGAGTACGACGGCGAGATGGACTACTACGGCTCCAACAAGAACGCCAACTACGAGCGCGACGCCTTCATCCGCAACATGGCGGAGCAGCTCCAGTTCGTGGTCAACGCTCGTCGCCCCTTCACCGACAAGATGGTCGAAGCGGTCCGCACCAACATCGCCAAGCGGGCCACACGTGAGGCCGAGCTGGTTCCCGCTCCTGAGGGCCGCGTGACGGTCGAAGGCGTCATCGTGGGTGCCAAGGTCGTCGAGGGCGACTACGGCACGAGCTACAAGGTTACGGTCAAGGACGACCGTGGCTTCCGCGTCTACGTAGCTCTCCCCAAGGCACAGGCAGACCAGGCGTTCGACGAGTACAACGACAAGCTCGAGGCTGAGGGCAAGAGCCGCTACGACTTCGGCCCCGCGTGCTGGTTCCTGGGTGCTGAGGGCACCGACGAGCAGGGTGTCAAGGGTCGCCGCATCCGCTTCGATGCAGCCCTCGAGCAGAGCCGCGACGACAAGAGCTTCGCCTTCGGCAAGCGTCCCACCAAGGGTGCTTGGATCTGAGATTTGCGGAACCGGTGATGGTGTGCAACAATCTACTTATGCACATCATCATCGGTTCCATCAAGGGCGAGGTCTTCGTGATCGGCCACACCACCAGCAAGGCACGCGCCGAGCGCTGGGTCGAGCAGCACCCCCACGGCCTCAACGACGAGTACGACTGGGTCGAGCGCCAGTCGTCGCAGAGTTTGTGATCTGCGGTCACTTCAGGTAAACTTCTAAGTACCAACACACCACTCACCCCAAGGAGAGCATCATGGCACGCGCAACCTACCGTCAGGTCAAGGCCGAGAACCTCGAGCACGGCGACGAGATCATCGACCCCGAGGGCAACGAGGCCGTCGTCATCCGGGTCCGCCGGGTGGACCACCTTCGCGGTCGTCTCGAGACGGACCTGGGTGTGGCCGTGGTTGACCTGGACATGCACTTCCCGGTCAAGCAGCACTGAGCCCCAGACACAAGGGAGGACCCCCGGCCAATCGGCCAGGGGTCCTCGGTCTTGCTGGGGTGATCAGACCCCGTCGTTGGCGTAGCTGAGACCGATGGTCCAGGAACCCCACTGGCACGAGTGAACCGCGCCAGCCTGGTTCGCGTAGATCTCGGGGATGCGGGTCCGGAGGCGGAAGTTGCCGAGGTACCACGCACCCGTCAGCTGGATCCACGAGGTCCACTGACCCCAGTACTTGTACGTCGACGACGTCGAGTACAGGGTCCCGGCCGCGTTCGCGATGCCGATCTCGAACTTGGCACGCCACCAGGTCGCGCCGCTGGCCAGCGAGATGTCGCGGACCTGGTAGAGGATGTACTCACCGTACGCGCTGTTGCGCTGACGCTCCCAGAGGATCGCCTCCGAGTAACACGAGCCGAAGGGCTGACCCATGCTCTGCGACGCGCCGACCTGGTTGATGTAACGAGTGACCATGAGAGGTCCTTTCTTTCTTGGTGGTCTCTAGCCGGGGTTCCGGGTCGAGGGTCTTGGGACGGCTCAGATGCCGTCGAGGGTGTCCTGCTGGGAGCGGGTCACCGGCTTGGTGCTGGCGTCCTCCTCCACGACCACAGTCGCAGGGGTCTTGCTGCCGATAGCCCGTGCCCCGTCGTAGAGACCGGCTGCGGAGAGACCCAGCAGGATGCCAGCGGCGATGGCCTGCAGGATGGTCTGCGTGCCGATGACACCCGCGCCTGCGAACAGGTCGAAGATGGCGAAGGCCACACCCAGCAGGATCGCCAGCAGCGGGGCGAACGTGCTGCGCAGACCGAGGTCCTTGGCGAGCGTGACGACGGCGATGATGGCCGGGATGGATGCGAGCGTGATAGCGATTTCCATGTTCCTTACTTCCTGTGGAGTCGGAAGAACCCCCACCGACGGGGAAGGGCAGGCGTGTACCCGAGCCGCTGCAGAAAGTGCTCCACAGCGGTCATGCGAGCCTCGTGCGCCTCATCACGAGACTGCATGCCCTTCACCGTCGATATGAGTTCGTCCTGGTTGTCACTCATGACATTGACGTGGGTAGTCAGACGGTCGATCGCGTCCCCGATGTTCTTGCTACCGTGGTTCGTGACGATGTCCTTCTGGACCTTCTCGATCTTGGCGTTAGTGGCCTGGGTCTCCCGCTGAACCTTGTTCAACTTCGCGACCATGACGCCACCGTAGACCGTCACGATAGCCACGAAGAGCGGCATCAGTGAATCGATGAGGGTCTTGATTGCCTCCAGCACGTGAGGCTCCTTCCTGGAGGGTAGTACCTACGTGGTCAGCGGTTGAGCTTCTCCCACGTCTGCGCACCCACGATGCGGTCCACCTTCAGGCCGTTCTTGCGCTGGAAGTCGGCGAGCGCGTTGGAGCTGAGCGGACCCCACACGTTGTCGATCTTCAGGTTGTACCCGTGGCGGACGAGCGCCGCCTGGATGTCCGCGTAGGTCAGCTCCCAGTGTGCCTTGCTGGAGGGCTTGCCCGCTGCGGGGAAGAACGCCGCATCGGTCTTGGGACCCCAGATGCCGTCGGGGGTGAGACCCTTCGACGACTGAGCCGACTTGACCTTGGCGGTCGTGTCGGGACCGTAGATGCCGTCGACCTTGGCACCGACCGTGCGCTGGATGTCCTCCACCGAGCGGTTGACGGTGACCCAGCCGATGGGACCGGTCTGCGAGCCACCAGGACGACCGACGAAGGTGTAGTGCACCGGGTCGGACTTGCCGTACCACTGGAAGCCGAACTCGTTGAGCTTGGCACGGTCGTCGGTGTAGTTGTACACGTCGACGGCGATGCCCCCGTTCTTCACGTGGTTCGACTCGCGCGCCGGACGAGCAGGCGGGAACAGGCCATCCCGCTCACCCCGGTCCCACTTGTCGATGATCTCCTGCTGCTGAGCCTCGGTGACGCCCGCACGGTTGATGCGGATCACACCGTACTTGTCCTCGAGGTCGTTGATGGCATCGGCCGCGTCTTCACGCAACCACATCCCGGGATGGTTCTTGAGTGCCTTGGTACCCATTGTCTTCTCCTTCTTGGTGTGGCCTGGTTTACAGAATCGGGATTCTGTCATCTGGGTTCAGACGGCCACTCTTGATCCGCTCCCAGAACCTTACATCCTCCTGCCCGAGCCTCCACACGGCCACACCAGCCAGACCCCACTCGGAGTCGGCGAGGTCCCGGCTGTAGGCCATGTACTCAGCGTCGGAGTAGTGCGACAGGCTCGTGCCGTTCGGATCGCACAGGTAGACCGTGCTGACCCAGCAGTCGATGTCGCGGGGGATGATCTTCAGGTCTCGAGTCGTGCCTGCTGCGATGCCCACACCCTTGAGGTGGACGTATGCCCAGTCGTTCGAGATGCTCTTGGTGCGCGTGCTGCGCTCTTCCACGTCGGTGTTCACCCGGAAGCGGTTCAGGCCGTCCCAGGTGACGTTGGTGCGGGGGATGCGGCCGATGTCGTAGAACATGAACGGGCCGACCTGCACGTCGATCGCCTCGCGAGGGTTGTACCACCAGGCGTCGCCCCAGCGGACGTGATCGAACCAGGCCTCCCCGCTCAGGCTGACCATGCCGCTGCGACCATCGACGTAGCTCGGGTCGTTGTACTCCAGGACCAGGGGCACGTCAACCTCGGTCCGGCTGTAGTACACCCGTGCGTGCTGCCCACGGACCCTGAGGCCGATAACAGCGCGTCCCTGGCCAGGGTTGCTGGAGAGGCCAGGAGCGGACACAGGGGTCGTCGCCAGGGTCGTGCCGTTACGACTCAGAATGAGGGTGCCCCACTGGTCCACCGTCGCCTCGTAGGAGCCGTGGAAGACACCTGCGCGACCACCTGCTGCGGGGATCTGGAGACGGCCCTGAACGTGGAACTCGCCTCCTGCGTCGATGTTGGTCAGCGACAGCTTGCCTGCTCCGGCCACACGATACTGACCGTAGGTGCGCGGGTTCAGCAGCGGGTCACCCTGACGCCAGTGCGACCAGGCCGCTCCGGTCCGGTTGTAGTAGATGCCGAGGGTGCCTGTCGTGGCACAGTCGTCGTCCATGATGGTGGCCGACTGCGGGTCGCGCTGGAGAACCTCGAACGTCAGGTTGTGCACGTCGTTGTTGGCCCACTGACCGTTAGAGTCGATCACCTGGATGGGCCGGACCGTGTGAGTGAAGTGCTGCGTGCCGACCGTCTGGTCAGCCATGCCGCCTACCGGGTCTGCTGCGGGCTGGCCGTAGCGCGTGAAGTAGCTCCGGCCGTTGAACTCACCCAGCTCCATCCCGCTGTTGCCGGTCCTCTGCTTCGCCGTAGCCCACCAGTAACACCCAATCAGGGTGAAGGGGGAATTGGTCTCCTTGTCGCGAAAGACGAGCCAGCTAGCCCGAGTCTGGTCCCAGGCTACCGGGTCGTCATCCCCGGCCATCGGTCCCCAGACCCCCGTGGTCATGTACCAGAACCAGTAGTACGCACCAGAGTTGCCTCGGTACGGCCAGCCAGGGTATCCAGGGAGGTCCTCGACAGGCGCGTGGATGCTCCAGTTCTGGCCGTAGGCAGGGATGCCCATCATGACCTTGTGGGGAGGGATGACCGAGACGGTCCACTCGTACACCTGCTGGATCCAGAAGCGAGGAGCGATCGGGCCAGGGGCACTCCCCGACCAGGCGAAGTCGTAGGTCATGATGGCCACATGATCGAAGTACGCACCGAAGAGCGCGTAGTCCAACCAGTTCTCGCCACCGATGCTGAAGTTGCCCTCGGTTGCTGCGGGCAGAGCCGCGCTGACCTTCTTGCCGTGGGTCCGAGCGTGGTCCCCGAGCACCTTGTATCCGGCGTATGCCTCCGCCACGGTCATGTTCGAGCCGAAGCCCTCAGCGTCGAGGTCAATGCCGGTGATCCACGGGTAGGTCGCGTAGATGGCGTCCATCTGGGCCAGGATGCTGGCCTTGAACGCTGCGTCGGTGTTGAGCAGCTTCCACGCGGCGGAACTGAAGCACTGGATGGTCAGCCACCACTGGATGTTCGGCCACTTGGCACGGACAGCCTCGACCGTGTTCTGGATGTTGAGATTGGTCAGCCCTGTGGTCTTCAGCTCGTAGGCCACCAGCAGCACGTCGTCAATGGCGTCCCCGTACTTGTCGAGGACACCTTCGGTACGCACAGTCGCGTTGCTGTGCCAGAGCATCACGCGGTGACCCATCAGACGCTCCAGACCAGGCTGTTGAGGATGACGTACGAGGCACCAGCGACTGCGGGCACCGAGTAGAAGTTGATCTCACCGGTCGTGCCGTTGATGCGGAACTGAATCGGGACGATGGCCGTGCTCGTGAAGATGGCACCCGTGCCCATACGATGCTTGCCGTCGGTCGGCCGGTGTGCTGCGGTGACGGTCCCGAGCGTGTAGTACGTGCCTGCAGAGAAGCTGGCAGGGCACGTGATGACGCCAGGCTCGAGGGTCACGACGTTGCCGTCCTTGATGGTCTGGGTGACCACGTAGGCCGAGTTCGAGGCATAGCCCGAACCCAGGGTGACCGCGACCTTGGACGGGGCAGGCGGAGTGAAGCCGTCGATGAGGCCCTTGAGGTACGTGTCATTCGCGTACAGTGTGGCCAGGGCATCAGCGAGGTCGGTGAAGGTCTGAGGACCGTACTCCGGTGCGTCAGGGTTCACGAGAGGCATATCACCACGCTCCATGTTCTGCGAGGACGTCACTCCACGAGTCGTGGAATGCCCACACCCTGTTCCATCCCTGAGGGTGCGCTGCGGTCACGCTACCGAGGTCGGTACGTGCTGGGTTGCCGGGAGCTACACTGATGCCCTTGACGCCGACAATGGCGCTCATGAGACCCGTGGTGACCAGGTCGAGACGCTGGTCTGCCCTGGCCGTCAGGTGAGGCGTGATGCCTGCTCCCGTGGTGATGCTGTACTCGTATCCATCGAAGCTCGTCTTTGAGCTGACTTCGCCGAAGTGCAGTTGACCCCAGTTTACCTCCTGGGGACCCACGGGGTAAAATTCGCCCCTGTACGGGCTGGCCTGGTCCTCGTCGCTAGTAACGAACGTGTCGTAGTCCGACTGGATCATGCCATTGATGAACCGCCAGCGGGGAGCCGTTACCAGGCCGAGATCGCCGACCATCGGCGACCAGGAGAACAGGCTGGAGCCGGGGTTCAGCTGGATGTCGGTGACCTTGGCGTCGCTGTGGGCGATGACCTTCACGGCCACACCAAGCACCGGCTTCGACGGCTTCAGCTGACCGAAGGTGCGCAGGAAGCTCACGGAGTCACCCCCGTGGTCCAGGGCATCTCGGAGATCGCGGGCACCCAGCCCGTAGCGGTCGTGCCAGGCTGAAGCAGCAGGTCGGTGACCTCGACAGGCGAGTCAGCCGTGACGACCTTCACGTGGATGGTCACGGTCTGCTTGTGCGCTGCGGGGTTCGCGATCTGAACTCGACGGATCATCACAGCTCCAAGGTCATGGTCTCGGTCGTGCCGTCGGTGTACTGGAAGGTCACTTCGATCTGGAGGGCTGCGTCGGTGTCTGCGTCGACCTGAGCCGAGAAGACGAAGCTGTCCCGGTTGTCGCTGGCGACCGTCTGCTGCAAGGTTCCGCCGCTGGCACCGAACGCGAAGCTGTACCGACCGGTCGCTCCGCCCTCCACGACGCTGACCCCCGAGCCTGCCCAGTGCGCCATCCCGTTGTCCCCACGGCTGTTCAGCAGCAGGTTGAACGGGTAGATGTCACGGGTGTCGATGGTCTGGCCCGTGGTCAGGGCACCAGGGTCGTTGCTCTCGTCGCTGGATGCCAGGCTACGGAGCTTGTTCGCCAGGGTGATCTTGCTGTTGCGGAGGTCCACGTAGTCGATCTCGAGCTGCACCACGCGGTTCTTGACCGACTGAGCGTAGTCCTGGTCCATGACGAACACCACGTCCAGGACCTCGAAGCGATCGACCTCGTCCACGCGGTCAGCCAGACCGGCCACACTGTACTCGTACGAGAGCGCCGGACGGCTGCGGGTCTGGATGTAGCCGTTCAGGTAGCGGAGCATCGCCTGGGGCGTCATGCCGCTCTTGAAGTCGTACGTGCTCTCCCGAACCTCGGAGGTCCAGGTGAAGTCCTCGACGTAGTCGACTCCTCCGTTGGCAGGCGCGATGGTCAGGCCGTCTGCGTTCCGGCCGTAGATGCGGGTGACGAGGGACGTGGTGTCCTCTCGCTTGGTCGCGCTGGTGATGCCCTTGACGTAGTCGAAGTACGTGCCCCGGTCACGGCCACCCTGGTTCAGCAGATGGACGAACTTGTTCGCGTCGTCGAAGACCAGGTCACCCCCGTAGATCTTGGCGATCTGCTGCAGGAGGCCGAGCACGGTCGTCTTGTCCGACTCCCAGCCGAGCACGCCGATGGGGTCGACCTGACCCACGAACCAGTCGGTGCCTGCCAGCGCTGCGGTGATGGCGTCTGCTGCGGTGACGTTCCACGTCTGGGCAGGCATCTCGCCAGCGTACAGGAGGTCGTACCAGATGCGCTCGCAGTAGACGTCTACGACTGCGGTGCCCCGGCTCTTGGTGCTGGTGACCGCGCGTGCCGTGTAGAGCTTGCCCTTGAACGAGACCGGCATCTCGGCCTCAATCAGTGTGGCCTTGGGATCGCTGAGGGCCAGGGCGAACTCGAGAGTGGACTCGTTGCTGGAGTTGTCGAAGGTCTTGCACTTCAGCAGCTGATCCTGGAGAAGGACCCCTCCCCCGCTGGGGATGGCCAGCAGCGGGTCGAGGGAGAATGGCTCGACCGGGAGGGTGCTGGGCAGGGGAGGGGTCGCCGGAGGAGCCGTGCTGAGCAGGATCTCGTCGATGTAGCTGGCCAGGGTGGACAGCGTTACCTCGTACTGGATCCATGCCGCGTTCGGCTCGGTCGCGATGTCGGCAAGGTTCTTCCAAGCCGACCAGGCCGTCAGGTTGGCGGAGGTACGGTAGCGTACCGTCGCGCCAGACCCGTTGACCGTGATCTGGGGGATGTCGGTGCCCCACTGACCCGGCATGGCGCGGGTCTGCAGGACGACAGGGACGGTCGCAGTGCTGCGCACGCTGGCACGGCCAGAGACGGTCGTGGTGTCGGTGCCAGTGGCCTCCAGAGCACCGTTGGCGAGACGGTTCCGGAGAGCCCACTGACCAGCGTTGCCCGTGAACGGGCTGACGACCACGACCTCGTCGAGGATGGCCTGTGCGTAGAACGTGGCAGGGCCGAAGCCAGCCTCGAGGTGAGCGACGCAAGCGTTGTTCAGGCTGGCCACACCAGATGCAGAGGCCATCGTGCCGTCAGCCAGGCGGACCGCGTAGACGGACCACGTGCCGAGGGTCACGTCCATGACCGCGCCGATCCAGTACCACTCGTCCGGCTGGATCTGGAAGCCGGTCAGGTACGAGTTGACGACCTCGGCTCCTGCGTTGTTGTAGAAGCGGTAGTTGACGAGGTTGTTGGGACCGGCGGAGTGGTTGACCGTCAGGTGGAACAGGGGAGCAGCAGCGCCGCCACGGGTCGAGACCACGGGGGACCACTGCTCGACGTTCTTGCCGTTGTACCATGCCCCGACCATGACCGAGCCAGAGGTCGGCCAGAGGGTGCCGTCGTTCTCGACGTGGACGTACGACTGCTCGCTGATGCCGAGGTTGTTGATCCGGAGGCCAGTGCCCCAGCGGTTCGCCACTGCGACAGCCGACGTGCCACCGTACTTGATCGCCTTCGCATCCCGGTTCTTGCCCGAGGCGTCAGCGATGGGACGGTCGACGCTCGAGCCGACGAAGCTGTCCATGCGGAGCAGGAGCTGGGTGACAGCATCCGGATCCCACTCACCGGTCCAGTCCCCACGACTGGTTGTCCGGCTGTACTCTGCCATTAGATTCTCCTTGAAGGCACCGTGCCGACCGCCTGGGTGAACGTACCACCCGAGATGCTGATCGGGACGTTGATGGTATCGATCCCCTCGATACGCTGGAAGGCCAGGAACCGATCTGCGATGTTCCGCACCTTGGCACCCGTGGCCGTGGTCTTGATGTAGAAGTCCATCTCACCGAAGTCGAGGACCATCGTCTGTGCTGCGGTCAGCGGGCCAGACACTTGAGTTGCCCCGACGTTCAGGTGCTGTGCTGCGGACAAAACTCCGCGAAACTCAAACACAGGGTAGTAACTAGTGTTCCCCTCTCCAACCAGGGTCATAGCGCCAGCGACTGAGAGCTCGCTGGGGTCGCCAACAGAGACCCCGTAGGGGTTGGGGGTAAGAATGGTGGCCTGGGACGCCAGGCGGCAGACCCCGTCCTGCGAGAACCACACGACCTTGTCCCGCTCCCACGGCACGGGGCCAGCAAGGATGCCCTGCCAGACCCAGTCGGCTCCTGCAGCGTTCGGGGTGAAGTCCTGCAGGCCGTGGAGGAGCGGGTTGAGCGCCATGGACACGAGGTCGGCCTTCGCCATCACGTCGTCCACGTCCGAGCCGGTGAGCTCGAGGTTGAACACCCATTCCGTCTCCGTCATACGGGCACCGGTGACAGCGGCACCGTCGCCTCCCGGCAGAGCCTCAGTGTAGAGTTCCACCGGGAGCGACGGCCACTCGGTCAGGATGGCCTTGAAGCCCTCGAGGTCGTTGGTGTCGAAGGTACCGAGCTTGAAGCTCATGCGAGTACTCCCTGCGCGCGAAGCTCACGGGTCATGTCCGTCTTGAGCTGAGTGGAAAGGGTGCGGATGTCGCGGTCGTCACGGACGCTCATCTCAGCCACACTGACCAGCGGACCGCTGATGATGACCTGCTGCCCGCCTGCTGCCGTGTTCGGTGTGGCCGTGTAGCTGGCCGGAACCGCCGACGTGGTGGTCAGGGTGTGGGCGACCTGAGACTGGATCGACAGCGGGGTCAGGCTCGACTCCGCCATGATCTTCTTGTTCATGTCGTTGATGGGGTCCAGAGCCGCGTCTTCGTTCTGCTCGACGCCGACACCGAGGCCTGCAGGAAGCTGAACGCCGACCTCCTTGGCCATGCGGCGCGAAGGCGACTTGATCCCGAAGAACGACTTGATGCCGCCCATCACGTTGTTGACGAACCCGCCGATCTTGCCCATCAGCCAGCCCGCTGCGTTGCTGATACCCTGCCAGAGACCCTGGATCAGCTGGAGGCCTGCCCGAGCGAGCTGGGGCACTGCACCGATGATGGCACCGACGATGCCACCGATGATCTGCGGGATGGCTCCCACGATCGTGCCGATGATCTGGGGCAGGGCACCGATGAGGCTCGTGATGAGCTTGATGCCCGCCATGATCAGGGTCGGGATGTTGTTCAGGATGGCGGAGATCAGCGACGTGATGATCTTGGGGATGGCACCGACGATGGCGGTGATGATGGCAGGGAGGTTCTGCACCAGGCTCGTGATGAGCTTGATACCAGCATCGATCAGCAGCGGGATGGCTCCCAGCACTGCGTTGATGATGGCGTCGATCAGCGTCGGGAGCACGTTCACCACGTTGGTGATGATGGTCGGCATGGCCTCGATGATGCCCGTGAAGAGCTGAACCGCTGCGTCGAGCAGCATCGGCACACCAGTGATGATGAACGACACGATGGCGTTGATGATCGTAGGCAGGTACGCGATGAGCTGCGGAAGAGCGGTCATGATGCCCTGCATCAGCCCCGTGATGATCTGGAGGCCAGCCTCCAGCAGCATGGGGAGCGCGTTGACCAGGGCACCGATCATGCTCAGGACACCGTTGATCAGCAGCGGGATGAGCGTCGGGAGCGCCTGTGCCAGCCCAGAGGCCAGCGCGACGACAGCCTGCACACCGGCCGTGATGAGCGACGGACCCAGCTCCACCAGCGTCTGCACCAGGCCGATGAGGCCAGGCACGAGCGCGGTGATCAGGCTGGGGAGCGCCTGCGTGATGCCCGTGATGAGGCCACCTACCAGGGCCACACCAGCGTCCAGCAGAGCCGGGATGGCAGACGCGATAGCCCCCACCAGCGACCCCATCATCTCGCCGAGCTTGGGACCGAGCGTGGCGATGTTGGCACCGATGTTCTCGATGACCGGGGTGATGTTGGTGATGACCAGCTCGAGGGAGTCGATGACGTTGCCTGCCAGGCTCGCCACGTCAGCGTCCGCCGAACCCAGGCCGATGAGCAGGTTGTCGAAGCTCGACTTGAGCATGCCGACAGACCCGCTGATGGTCTCGGTGGCTTCCTTGGCGGTCGTGCCAGCGATGCCCATCTCGTCCTGGACAGTGTGGATAGCCTCGATGATCTTGTCGAAGCTGACTTCGTCGAGGTTGCTGGCCGTAGCCTCGAAGCTGTCGCCCATGACCCCGGAGTCGTTGACCAGGCGGGCCATCTCCTCTCGGGTTCCACCGTAGCCGAGCTTGAGGTTGTCGAGCATCGTGAAGTTCTGCTTCGCGAAGCCCTGGTAAGCGTTCTGGATGTCGCCGATGTTCGAGCCGAACTTGTTGGCGTTGTCGCTCATGTCGACCATCGCCGTGTTGGCCACATCAGCTGCCTTCGCGGTGTCCCCGCCGAGGCCCTGGAGGAGCGCTGCGGAGAACGAGGTCACCTGCGACATGTACTCGTTGGAGCTGAGGCCTGCCGTCTTGTAGGCGTCAGCAGCGTACTGCTGCATCTTCCCGGCGGAGTCCTTGAACATGGTCTCGATGCCGCCGATGTTCTGCTCGTACTGAGCGTACTGACCCACGACACCGGCCACGAGTGCCCCGCCAGCGACGACTGCAGCCGTGCTGAAGCCGACCAGAGCCGCTCCTGCACCCTTCAGTCCGCCGCTGACGAGGCCTCCCAGCTTGGAGTCGGCCTTGCCAGCTTCGTCTCCGACGCCTGCCAGTCCCTTCTGGACATCCTTGGCTCCGTCAAGCGAAAGCTTGATACGGACGTCGTTATCAGCTGCCATTGTCTTCTCCTTTCTCTGCTGGGTTACTTCTCGGGGGTCGGGAGCCGCTCGTTGTGGCCCTGGCTGAGCCAGTAGATCCCCATCCCGGGATCAGGACCGTTTCCCTTGTGGTGGGAGTCGATCGCGGACTTGTTCACGTTCTTCCACATCTCCTGCCCGTGTGCGATGGCCTGCATCGCGGGGCAGTCGAGGGACCACGCCTGGTAGTCTTCGACCGTCTCTTCCCGACCCAATCTTGAGTTGTAGAGATGCTGTGCAAGTGGCCTCCCGCATCCGGGGCACTTGCTCTCCTTGAGTGACTTCCATTGCGAGACGACCTCGAGGTCGATCTCTGTCCAGATGTCAGGCCGGTCCTCGTCAAGGAGGCGAACCGGGGACCGACCTGACACCAGGGCCATGTCCAGCAGGAGTGCTAGGCGCGGCCCGATTTCGTAGGGCGGATCGTGACATCGCCCGACGAGTTCTGCCAGCTCATGAAGCTGGAGACGAGGTTGTGGAGCTGACCCCCACCGATGACAGCCAGCGGGCCACCCTTGGAGGACACAGAAGCGCCGGACGTGGTCAGCGGCTCGGGCTTGACCCACTCTTCACCGGGGTTCGTCTCGTCCCAGTCCTCCGGCTTGACCGGGTCCTGACCGTAGAGTCCGATGAAGACCTTGGGGAGCACCTTCTCGTACTGCTCCAGCGGGCTGAGGTTGGACTGCTTCATCAGCAGACCCCACTCCGCCAGCTCGAGCTTCGTGTACTGCACCCAGACAAGCCGTTCCTGAGGCTTCAGCGCTTCCGCCTTGTCCTCGAGCTGCTGGATGTTGTCCGCCAGGAAACCCCCGGCGATGGTGCTCATGGCCTTCGCCTGAAGAACCTCCTGCTTGGCTGCCTCGTACTCCGGGGAGTACTTGGACCCGAGGTCTACCTCGAGGGTGAGGATGTCGGCGCGACGCTCCTCGACCACCTGCATGAGCTCTTCGTAGCTGCTGAATGTCATTTCTGTGTCCTCCTTGGGTGTGGCCTACGCGGCTGCGATGGCGACGGGCTTGCGCGAGCGGGCCAGCACAGTCACGTGTGCCGTGATCGCGACGAACGTGTTGTTCGCCTCCGCGGGATCGATCGAGGTGATGATGACCTTCCAGACCCAGATGAACTGACCCGTGGCGGGGTCCGTCTCGTGGGGGAGGCCATCGCGACGCCAGATGTACACGACATCGCCGACGTTGAGGCCGTTGATGAGGTCCTCGTCATCCTGGCCAGTGGCCTTGATGAGAAGGTCATCGATGCTGTGCGTCGTGCTGCCCGGAAGCTGCTCCGAGGCGGGGTCGCACAGCCAGTCGATCGACTCCGAGTCGGTGCTGGACGTGCCGTTCATCGTGGTGATGGAGCAGTCCAGGCCGATGCCAGCGTCGATCTCGGCGAGCTTCGGCGCGTTGATGTCGATGACCGCCGGGGCCACACCAACTGCGACGTTGCCCCGGCTGATCTGCGTCGCCGGGTTCCACTGAGTGAGGGGCATGTTCCTTCCTTACTTCTCGACGGAACCCGGCTTGGGTCCCTGGGTTGCCGGGGCCGACTGGTCGACGACCTCGGAGAGCGGTTCGGGCTTGCGAGGCGCGTAGGTGCGCACCGACTCGCCCGCCTTCAGGTCTCGCACCTTCCGGTGGAGCTTCGGGTTGTAGTTGGCGTCGGAGATGGCCGTGTGGATGCCGTTCTCCTTGAGCTCCACGACGATGCCGTGGCTGCTCGGCTTGACTTCGCTCATGAGAGACCTCCTGTGTTGATCTGAGCGGTGACCTGGGTCTCGTAGTGGCCCTCGACCTGAGCGCCGGAGTATCCCATGGACGTATCGAGGGTGGATCCCCCGACGTACTTGCCCTGAAGGGCGATGATGACCTCTTTGGCGAGGTTGAGGCTGGCCTCGACGCTGCCCGCAGCACAGTAGAGCGCGAACTGGTTGTCCCAGCCGATCGCCGAACCGTCCAAGGCTACGTCCTCGTGATCGATGATCAGGGGACGGTCGACCACGTAGGGCACCTTGGCGTTCGTCGGCGCGTAGCCCTTGTAGTTCGGGATGTCTGCTGCGTCGAGGTAGACCTTGATGTCGTCCATGCTGACCATCAGATCCCCAGACTGTCGGGGTCGAAGCCCATGTCGGCCACCTGACTGCGAAGGATCTTCGCTGCCCGGATGTGGAAGGGGCGAGCACGCATGCGCGAGGTCCCCAGAGCGACGTACGGAGCGTAGTTGACCGTCGGGCCGATCAGCCACGTGTCCTTGCCCTGCGACTCAGCCGACGTGCTGTTGAGCATGGTGGCCGTGTCGACTGCGTGGACCGCCTGGATCTCCTTCTTGACGATACCGACGCCGACCTGAGCCAGACGGCGGAGTTCGTCGGAGCCGATCGGCTTGCCGGACGCCTTGGAGTAACGGGAGGCGAGCTGACCCATCGTGATGCTCACTGGAGTCCCTCCTTGCCTTCCTGGTTGACCTTCTCGAAGTCCGAGGCCACACCCTTGCGGAGCACGTCGATACCGGACTCGGAAACCTTGTCGAGATAGAGCACCTTGCCGACGAGGGTCGACTTGGCGGATGCCTTGGTGACCCGGACGGCCTGCCCTGCACGGAGCGGAGTGCCAGCAGGCACCTTGACCGCCCAGATGCTCTCAGTCGTGCTCTCGACAGCGTTCTGGAGGGTCGTACCCTGCACCAGTGCCTTGACCGGGTCGCCGACGGGGGTCAGGCTCCTGGTGACGTTGCGGCCGACCGTGATGGGGTCGCCTACGTCGAGGATCTGGACCTCGTCCACGAGCAGCAGCTCGAGCAGACGAGAAGACTCAGCTAAGGTCTGTGTCGACATCACCATATCCGTAGAACACCCCTTCCATGTGAGTGGGACGCACGTGAGGCACGTCCGGGATCTTGACACGCTGCAGGACTCCGTTGCCTGTCGCGTTGCAGATGACGCTCTGCGAGCGGTAGTAGGAGGCGAGGGCACGCCAGTCCGGTGCGTCGACCGAGATCGACGTGCCCTCGCTGGAGGTCGACCGGACGATGGGCTGAGCCATCAGGAACCCGATCAGCGTGAGCGCTGCGAAGTAGGCGTCATACGTCACCTCGTAGCCCTCTTCACCCGGCCAGATGCCGAAGCTGTCAGGGACCCGTGCGCCATTGAGAGCTCCCTGCTTCTGGGTCTCCGTCAGGAGCGCATAGCCCGGAAGGTTCTGCAGCAGCGCGTTCAGCTCGTCCATGTCAGTCTCTCCTTGTGTGGCCTGGGGTCAGGCCTCGGACGGCACGTTGTCGAGGTCTCCCTCGGGTGCCTCCTGGTCGTCGGGAACTCCCTCGCCCTCGGACTCCGAGAACGGGGCCGGAACGCTGGCCTCCGGGTTCTCGACGCCTTCACCCTCGGTGTCGGACACGGGGGTCTGGCCGCAGTCGACGCAATCGCCATCTGCCATGTTGATCATCTCCTTCTATGAGTGAGGGGCAGAGCAGGACCCGCCTACCCTGCCCCTCGGCTGCCTCAGTCCGGCCGGACTACGAGGTCTTGTTCGCTGCCTCGATCTTGGCGTTCGCCCGGTCGGTGATGCGCTTCTCGATTGCCGCAGCGCCCGAGAGGGCCTCGTTGTGACCGAGGTTGACCCGCTTGGCTGCGAGTGCCTTGTCCTTCGCCTTCTTCGCCTTCTTGGCGTTCTCGGCGACGGTGACCGCTGCCCGCTCCTTGCTCTCCTTGCGGATCGCGTCGTAGACGGCCTGCGAGTTGCGGGAGGTCCGCTCGGGGGTCTCGTCGATCTCGACCTCGACGACCTCAGGCGTGGTGTCCTGTGCGTCGCTCATGGTCAGTGACCAACCGGAGTGCCGTCGAGCGCGACCGGGTCGGTCGGCGCGATGATGGCGAACGGGTAGTCGGACGGCGAGCCACCGACGCGAGCGGTCGAGTACTGCGTGGCGAAGGCCACACGGAACTTGAACCGCAGGGCGACCATGTCGCGCTCGGCGAGGTTGATGCCGCCGACCGTGGCCTCGGTCAGGACCTTGACCTGGACATCCTCACGGATGCCGATCACGACCTTGTCGCGGTCACCCGCCAGGAGCAGGGCCTCGTCGCGGTCCCATCCACCGTTCTTGATGTAGTGGAGGTCCTGGCCGTAGATCGAGGCCGTGTTGTTGTCCGAGCGGAGCGCGTCGAGGTAGATCGGCGCGTTGTCGGCGTCACGCAGGCCACGGAGGCGACGACGCAGGAAGCGACCGGTGAAGGCCACGTTCACGTCGAACTCGTCGTCCTCGACCAGGCCGAAGGCCTCGTTGATGTCGTCCGCGAGGTCGATCGACGGGGTGCCGTCCGGCAGGAGGCCCTCGACGATGTAGTTCTCGGCGGCGATGGCACCAGGCACGAGAGCCGGGTCGAGCCAGGTCGCGGGCTTGTTGACGCCGAAGAAGACCGCAGCGTCGAGCACGCGACCGAACTCCTGCGCGACCAGCGGGCGAACCTCGCCCCAGATGTCGAACTTGGAGTCGGCCAGGGTGTTCTCGTGGATCGGAACGATGACCGCCATCTCTTCGGCGATCAGCTCCTTGTTGCCCCACGAGACCTTCGAGGTCGGCTTGACACCCGAGGCGTCGGTGCTGTTGTTGTCGGTCACCCAGCCAGCGGTCGGGAGGGCCGCGAGGACGGGCTGTCGGGTGACACCGGCCGACATCCGCGTGGTGCGGAAGGCGGCGAGGGCCGCGGACGACTGGACCTCCGGCTTGATGATGGAGTCGAGCTCCTGGGTGGCGAGAAGGGCCAGTGCATCGGCCCGCGAGATGTCAGCCATGTGACTGACTCCTTCCTGGCCCGAAGGCCCTAGGTGGTCTTACTTCTTGCTGCCTGCGAAGGCCGCACGGATGAGGTCGTTGGGGTTGTGCTTCGGCTTGCCCGCTCCGTCGACGCTGCCTCCACCGAGGGCCGCTGCCGTGGCGGACGGATTGTCCTTGTGCCACTGTGCCACCAGATCGGCCACATCCTTGTCGGACTCGAACAGGTCCTTGGTGAAGGTCCGGCTGTCGAGCGCCTTGGAGATGGGTCCGCCTGCTGCCAGGAGGAAGGCCTCGAGCCGGTCGTACCGGGTCTGAAGCCCTTCGAAGGCCTCCTTCGTGGGCCGCTCCTTGAGCTGGTCCTCGAGCTGGGTGACCTTTCCCGCCTGGGTACGGGCCTCTGCCAGATCCGTGGCCTGCTTGGAGAGCTTCTCCTTGTTGGCCGCGAGGGTCTTGACGAGAGGGTGCGTCTCCGGCAACTGAGTGTTGTCGTCGATCACGGGTGCTGCCTGCTGCTGCGAGCCGTTGGCTCCCGTTTCGGGAGTGGTCTGCTGCTGCTGGCCCTGCTGCTCCTGACCCGAGGTTTCCTCGGTGGAGCCGTTCTCCTGCTGTCCTGCTTCGGTAGACATTTCGTCTGCCCTTCCTGTAGTTTAGCGTATGAGGCCTGCAGACGCAAACCCCTATTCTCCCCTCGGCGCGTCGCCTAGCGTTGCTAGGTGAGCGTCAAGGCCGTCCCAGTGCTGCTGCCCTGAGAAGCTCGTGAGGACCACGTGGGGTCCCAGTAGATGTTGCCGTCCCTGTCCAGCGACCCCTTGTAGCGCACCCTGCTAGGCAACGTAGGAGCCAGGGTGCATCGGCCGTTCGGGTGGTCTCTGATGTGGCCATACTCGACCACCATGCCGTCCCTCTCCTTGCACCAGGCACAGGTCCTCGGGCCGAACTCGACGCTCCAGAGCATGACCAGGTCCAGGCCTCGGGTGCTGTCCCACTGGTTCTTCCAGTAGGCCGACACGGTCTCGGTGCGAGCCAGGCGGGTCAGCTTGTAGAACGACCGCTCCAGTCCTGCCCGCAGCATGGCCCGAGCCGCGTCCTTGGCGTTGAGTCCCGTGGCCACACTAGCCCGGATCGCTGCGAGCTGCATCTCATTGTAGATCTTGCCTGCGAAGGGCGACAGCTCGATCTCGCGAGGGGCAGGGAAGTCAGCGAGGTAGACACCCAGGCGGGCTACGTCCCCACCGAGTCGCTGGATGAGAGCCGTGCTGCGAACGCGGAAGGACTCGATGTAAGCCTCCATGTCGTTCTCGTGCTGAGGCAGGCCAGCCACCCAGCTCACGTACAGCTTACGCAGCTCTCGCTCCAGCTTCCCAGTGGGGACGGTAGCCATCTAGATCAGCCCCGCTTCCGCTGTCCGGGGTTCTGCTCGTAGTTCTGGACCTGCAGAGCCGTGGGCACCAGGCCAGTCTGACCCGTGGCCGTCATGTCGACCGGCTCACCAGGGACCTCGCCCTGTGCAGGCGGGACCGGCTCACCGAGGGAGTCATCCTCAAATTCGCTCAGGTCGACCCCAGGCGTCACAACAGAGGCGATGTAGTCCAGCGGGTAGCCCATCGTGGTGAGCGCGACGCCATGAGCGTCCAGGGCCTCCTGCAGGAGATCGTCATCCGTGCTCCAGAAGCCGTACTCCATCTCAGGCTTCTCCTCCTTGACCTCGATGACCTCGCCCGTCTCGGGGTCGGTCTTCTTAGGCTGCTCGATCTCCACGTCCTTCTCGATACCGAGCAGGGCTGCCAGCTCCTCGAGCTGAGGCTCGATGTCGGCACGGATGCGGCTGATCCGGTTGCTGAAGCGCTTCATCAGGACCTTGAGGGCCACACCAGTTGGCGGGGTTCCTGCTCCCGGCTTGAAGTAGTGCTGCGGGATGCCCGTGGTGAGCGGCACCTTGTCGATCAGGCTGTCGTGATAGGTGATCATGTCCGTCAGCGTGGGAGGCTCGAGCTGGCCGAAGGGACCTTCGCCGCTGGTCGTGAACATGCGGGGAGCAGAGTCGGTGCCTCCACGCTCCTTGATGGTCTCCTCGACCGCCTCGCTCGTGGCAGGCAGGAAGGGGTTCACCGGCGGAAGCTCCACGTTCATCAGGAACCAGAAGGGGCGAGCGTACATCTCCTCCACGACGGTCTGGTCGATGATGTTGTGGTTGATGCGGTCCTGCAGGGCTGCGAGGCTGGCACCGAAGCCCTTGTCGTCCAGCGCGAAGCGGAACAGGGTCGCCCCGGTCAGGCTCTCGTGGTGCTGCCAGCCCTCTTCGGAGGCAGGGCTCAGGTCGTCCGGCACGTCCTTCTTGAAGAGCTCAGTCCGGCCGTCGCTGTAGGCGAACGTGACGTAGTCCTCCATCTTCTCCAGCGAGCGGGTGAACAGGGCTGCGATGCTGAACTTGCCGTCGGACACGAGTTCGTAGTGCTCGGGGAAGCTGGGAGTGCCGTCCTTGAGCACGAGGACAGGTGCTGCCCCACGGCACAGGAGGGGGACGACCGTGTTGCTGAAGTCCCGCAGCTCGTCGTACTGGGGGATGAGGTTCTCCGCGTACAGGTCGATGACCGCCTTGAAGACGTTCTCCGACGTGTTCATGTTCTTGAGGTCGGGGAACGCTTCCTCGACGTAGGTGCTCCAGGCCGTGCCGTGCAGCGTGTAGCTCATCTTGCCGTTGTAGTAGGCACTGAAGGTCGGGCTCTTCAGCGTCAGCAGATGCTGCTGGAGCTTGTTCATCTCGGTCATGGCCTGGTCCTCTCTGTCTCGTGTGGCCTGGTGGTAGGGCTAGGAGCCCATCTTGAAGAAGTCCTGCTTGCCGTTGTTCACAGCCTGGGTGAAGGCGTCAACGTCGTCGTCGTGCTTGCCGAAGGGGAAGTCCCTGAACTCCTGGGCCATCTTCTCGTCGTAGACCGTGTCCAGCCATGCGACGTTCCCCTGGTCCACCGTGGGCTGAGCTGCCAGAGCACGGACTTCCTTGCTGCCGCCTGGCTCTACCGGCCGGATCAGCGCGGCCCTCTTGCGAAGGGTGTTCAGCATGGCTGCCCCGTTCGCCTTCTTCTCGACGTAGATGCGAGAGGTCTGGGGCCACTTGGCACTCATCCGCAGCACGGCCGACACCGACTCAGTGAAGGTGAGCCGTTCATGCACGCGGTCTACGAGGATCCACTTGGTGCCCCCGATGACGACGTACACGTGGCCAGCCACATACGAGCCGTCTGTCTTGCGCTTCTTGCCGGTCGTGTCGATGTCGCCGAAGGTGAGGTCCCAGGACTGGATGACCAGAGCGCGGTCCAGCGTCATGAAGGCACTGGTGCGAGTGTCCTGATAGATGACGCTCTCTGCGGGCAGGATGTCGATCTTGTCGACGTTGAGGTAGCCCCCGCCAGTGACCTGAGGGTCACCCTGGTAGAGTGCCTGCCACACGTAAGTCCCGACTGCGTTCTTGATGAGCAGCCATGACTTCTCCGAGCGGTTCTGCACTGACGGGAGCCATTCCCCGATCTCGCGTCCAAGCACATCGTCGTCATGCGATGCCTGAGCGGGGATGTTCGTGTACGTAGCCGAGAGGCTCTTGACTACGTGAGCAATGAGGTCGTCCTTGTGCCAGCGGGTGCAGATGACCACGATCTGGGACAGGTTCGACATACGGGTCAGGACGACGGAGGAGAACCAGTCGACGGTCGTCTCGCGGATCAGCTCGGACTGAGCCTCCTGCATGTCCTTGATGGGGTCATCGATGACCGTGAAGTCAGAGCGGAAGCCCGTCATGGCGGAACCTCGACCTGCTGCCAGCAGGCCTCCACCTTCCTTGGTCTCCCAGCGCTGGACGTTAGACGATCCGGATGCGAGCGGAGTCCATTGCCGCACCAGCCCTCGGATCTGCCGAGAGACCGCGTTCGCACGTGCCTGGCTGTACGTCGCGTAGACCACCTTGAGCCACGGGTTCCTGATGAGCTGCCAGGCGATGTAATGGACGATCCACGTGGTCTTCCCTTCCTGCGGAGGCGTGGAGTAGGCCACACAGCCGAGAGGAGTGTCCAGTGCGTCATCGGGCATGGCCGTCATGAGAGCCGTCGTGAGTGCCGACTCCTGGATGCCAGACGCCTGCATGAAGACCTCGAAGTCTGCCTCGACCTCCTCGAAGCTGTACTCCTTGAAGGTGCCGAGAGCTTCCTCGACCGAGAGGCTCATGATGCGGCCTTCGTGACAGAGGCGACAACCTCGTCGACGGGAAGACCAGGGAACGCCTTGAGCAGACGAGCGGTCTCACGAGCCGTCTGGATGCGGAGTCGCTTGGTGTCGACCTCTTCGGTTCCACCCTGAACCTCATGCAGCAGACGGAAGATCTGCAGGAGTTCCATCTCTGCCTTGTGCAGCTCCTGAACCCAGGGAGAGACACCACTGCGACGAGTGCGAGTCTTCTGCGTGCCACTCTTCGACTGGACCGTGCCCTCGATGTCGTAGTCGACAACGACGCTGGTCTCCAGGAGAGTGCCGATGTGCTGGCTCGGGTCGATGTTCAGCTCAATGCGAAGAGCCAGGACATCCCTGAGCTTGTTGTGAGCGAGCTTGTTCAGCTCATCCACGATAGAGATGCTGCCAGCCTCCGAGCTGATGCCCCACAGCTGACTCACCTGGTCCTGGACCTGGGAACGCCGAGAAGCCCGGAGACTGGCAGCAGTGCCCCCACCATGACTCTTACACACGGTCAATCCGGCGACTGCTGCGCGACGGCACCGGGACCCGCTCGTGGTAAGAGCCTGGCATCGACGACGAGGACCGGTTCCACGCGGCTCGTCTGTACTGGGCATACACGCAAGCATAGCGGACCGCCTGAGACTGGCGCAAACCGAATCTCAGGCGACCCGCTAGGTGTGTTCAGTTGACCCTACATCTGGTAGGGCCGAAGAGTCTGCTAGACCCCGATGACAGTGACAGATCCGTCGGCCTGGGGGACCAAGCCTACCGTCAGAGGAGCCGCGAGGCAAGCCCAGTAGCGCCAGTCGGTGACGCCTGCTCCGACCCGTTCCTCCTGACCGCTCAAGCGGAGGACGCGGACCTGCTTGTCCCGACCGAGGACCTTCCGCAGGAAGGCGACAGCCGTCAGCTCGGGAGCCTCACGCTCGCCTTCCTTGCCGCTGAAGCGTCTGGCCACACGAACCGGGACGGCCGACAGCGGGAGCCACTTGTCCACGATCGGGTCCTTGACCTCGAGCGTCAGCTCAGCCCACTGGCGATCGATCACGCGCCACGTTGCGCGGACCCTCAGCTGAGCCACCTGCTTCTCCGGAGCAAGCCCGAGAGCCTCCTGAGTGCGCTGGCCGAGCTGACCGTGCTCGAGGTCCTCCAGGACTCGACCGAGTCGCTGCGGTTCACGGATGTCTGACATGTGTCCTCCTTGGACGGGTGAGTGTGGAACTAGAGCCCCAGTGGCTCGTGTGACAAGCTTGCCTGAACTCCGGCCTCGACGCAAGCCCCAAACGAGCGCCGAAGCCGGGTTCACCCCAGGCTCGAGTCCGAGATCTCCCAGTGAGCATCCGGCCGAAGGACACTCACGACCCCGGACTCGAGGCTCAGCCAGCGGGTTCCATCCGTCTCGCTCAGGTACTTCATGTCACCTTCGCTCCAGACGAAGACCTCCCCACCAGGAGTCGTGAGGCTCACCGGAAGATCGAGGTCGAGCAGCATCGAGTGCGTACGGACTCCACTGTGAATCAGCTGAGTGCAGACGCCGCTGCTGGGGTGCTGGCTGGGCATGCACCAAGCCTAGCGTACAACGGCCATGTGAGCAAGCCCGACACTACCTCCTGCCAGCGGCGAGCCAAGCTGTCAACCTAGACGGACCGCCGGACTGCGTCATCGTGTCCGAGCGCGCCGGAGGCGGGAGCGAGGATACGGTGCGGGAGAGCAGCCGAGCCGTGTTAGTCGGACTGCGGGGCGATGCCGGTGTTACCTTCCCGCTCTTCTCCCCTCGCTTACTCCTTCGGAGTAGCTCGGGTTGCTAAGGGTGTTTTTATATCAAGATACGCGTGCGCGCGCGTTTACCTAAAAAGGGTCTGGAGGGTTGGATAATCTAGTTGTGCTGGGGCCACACGATGCGCTAAGATGGCAACGCGGCCCATTCGGGGGACCGCTCACAACTACAGGAGAACAGCATGGCCGAAAGCTGGACCGTCAAGCAGAAGCACCCCGACTGCTCACACTGCGAGGACGCTGCGGAAGCGGGAATCACCTACGCCAACGAGGCAGGCAGGGATCTGGCCTCATGGTACGTCTACCAGTCCCGCGAAGGTGGTGCGACGATCCAGCACGAGGCGACTGTGGTCCGGGTCTCTTGAACCAGGACAAGCGCATGCTCCTGTTGGCCGCTGTCGAGATCGTCGACCTGGTCCTGGACATGCCGACCCCTGAGATCTACGAGCGCACTCACAGTCGAGTTGTGCAGACCGTACATCACGCGCGTACTGACGAGTATCACAAGCTCCAGAAGATGCGTCCTCACGCGGGCAAGAACGCCTCGACGGACAAGCAGATCGAGCTGTCGGTGTTCTGCCTGATGGAACTCGATGCTGCGGTCGAGGCACTGGACGTGGACGACTGGATCGGCCTCAAGAGGCACCTGCTGGCAGCGACCGCGGATGTCGCGCCTCCTAAGCCCACTAGGTCTAGTGTGGCTCGGAAGAAAAAGTCGACCACGGGTTTGCGGAAGCGTCGAGCATGAGCAATAATCAACTTACCGACACAACCCCGCCTGAGGAGGCCAACATGTCCGACACCACCTTCGACTTCAAGAAGTTCATCGACGACGCCATCGCCGCATCGCCGGTCGAGGCCAAGCTGACCCGCAAGGTCTACCGCGCGCTCCGTGCTGCGGGCAACCCCGTCGTCAAGGTCTACGACGGTGGCGAGTACGTCTCGGTCAAGAACGAGCGCGAGATGCTCGAGCAGGTGTTCAACCTGGACATGGCCTGGCTCTTCACCGAGAACGACGACTGGGTCATGCTGGTCCGCGGCAACGAGTGGGACCTCATCAGCGACTACACGGTCGCCGCTGAGCCCGACCTGCAGTCGGTGTTCGACTACATCGAGAAGCACGGCCAGTAGGGTTTAGCGTGGGGTTGAGTTTGGGTTTGCGCTCAACCTCAACCCCGTGCTAAACTTGAACTTACCAACACACCACAGCCTGAGGAGGCTATCATGGAAAAGAAGATCGACCTCATCGCCCAGCTTCTCGCGAAGGCGGAGAGCACGACCCCCGAGGAAGCACAGGCGCTCCTCGAGGCCGCGTCGAAGCTCATGATCAAGTACTCGATCGACCAGGCGGTCATCGACGAGCGCCGCGCCAAGGAGGGCAAGCAGGGCGAGAAGATCGTCGAGAAGCGCATCGACTTCACCGGTGCCTACCGGGGCGAGATGCTCCACATGTGCTCCTCGGTCGTCTGGGGCCTCGGCACCCTCCGCGCCATGCAGTACACTGGCGGCAAGGGTAAGGTCTTCTCCTTCTACCTCGTCGGCTTCGAGTCGGACGTCGAGCAGGCTGAGATCCTCATCCGCTCCCTCCAGCTCCAGGCGATGGTCGCCGTGCGGAACTGGTGGAAGGAGCACAAGGAGGGCCTCAGCTACCTCTCGAACTACGAGCAGGAGAAGAAGCGTCGCTCCTTCGTGCACGGCTTCGGCACGGGTGCTGGCTCGCGTATCGCCGAGGGCCGTCGCCAGGCTGTGCAGGAGTCG